CATTTGGACGTACATATCGCCGGTCTCGAACGTGACCGATTTTACGATCAGTGGAGAGCAGACACTACTTACCAAGTTGCTGCTTTCTACGGAAATAAGGATATAGCTAAAGACGACCTCGATCGTGCCTTGACTGTTATCAAGCATGCTCGAATTCGGTCGGACTATATCCCAAGCGCACCACTCCCTGTAGGGTCTATCATTAGGATAAACGCTAACTCGCACTTCATTGTGCGACAGACAGTTTATCTGCAAGATGAGAGGCCCTTATCTGATAGGGTAGTGGATTTTTCGTCGGGGTTAGTGTATAAACTGGAGCTCAAAGTAAATACATATGACTATATAAGAAGTTGGTGCCCTAGGTTCCTTCATTTTTACTTAGATCGTATGGCAATGGGAGCTCTCGGTTTTGATAGGAAACACTTCTTTATCAATCATGAGTTGTTGTTGAAGTCCAGGAGATTTTTAATTTCCGGGAGTAATCCAACGACGATATTGGTGGAGAAAGATCTTTCTGTCAACTCCTCTCACTTACCCCTGTTACAGTACGGAGTCTATTTGAATCGGGATTCGGCGTTCGTTTTACGGACAATGCATTCAGGTTCATTAGAATCTAAATATGAAACTTTTCAGTAAGGCCCCTCACTCAGAGGATCTTTATGAGAGGTTATAGAGTTGAAGAAATGGGTGTGCAAGACATAAAGAAATCACTAGTACTTGGTGTGGGACCAGATTTCCGCGTCCAAAATTTATGTAAGCCACTTATCAAAACTGACATCACGATAGTATCAGTCTCGTTACCCGTCGTATGTGTAAGCGCTTCACTACCTAGACCAGATCATAAAGACAACCTGAGTGTTCTCGCCGGATCACTGAAAAGGGTCGGAGCAAGGACACCGGAACTCACGCACAAGAAAGCTCGGAAAATTCGTAGATATGCCAAACGACATATATACAAACTTTTCAAGCCTTTGGAGCAAGGAGATGTGTCTGAACCTCGCACTTGGTTGAAAACCATCAACCATCCAGAAAAAAGAAAACAAGAACTGTTAGCAGCCTTAATTGAAATGGAGGCTGATCTGGATTATCAAAACATTTCACGCACTGGTTCTTTCGTAAAAGATGAACCTTATGAC